AAACTTGATGACGCGTAAGAACAACATGCAGAATCCCATGGACACCCCTGAGATTTCAACCATTTTAAAGTTTCTAGTTGTCCACCTTTCATTGCCATTGCACAAGTAAATGAATCCCAAGGGCATCCCTGAGACTTTAACCATTTAAGTATTTCTAATTGTCCGGTATTTGCTGCAAAAGCACATGTGAATGAATTCCATGGACATCCTTGCTCCCTTGCCCATTTTAAAATATCCAAATGCCCATATTCGGCTAATCGAGCAGTAACCCATATATTCCACTCAAAACCATGATTAATAGCCCATTCTAAAATATGTTTTTGTCCATACATTGCGGACAATTCACATAAATTTTCATGTTCGTCTTCATTCATTAAATCATGATTAAAATAATAATCAATATGACTTAGTATTCCATGTTGAACTGCGAATTCAATATTTTTCTCGAGATTCATTTTTATTTTTTTATTAAATTTTATATATTATTTCATTATTCAATAAAAAAAGATCATTTTTATTGTCATAATAATATATATATTATATGTATAATGCTCATGAAAATTCTGATATGTTTCAATATGGTGGAACAACAAATAACTTACAACCATTAACTGATATTAATTTTTACTGGATAAACATGGATAGAAGTATAGAAAGAAGAAAACATATGTATAATTTATTTTCAAAAAATTTAATTTATAATTATAGAATTAATGCATATGATGGTAATAAAATTAATGAATATAATGATCTTAATTACAGTAGTTTTAATAATATTAATAAATATGAATATTGTTGTACATTTTCTCATTTAAAAGCTATTAAAACTAGTTATGAAAATAATGATAAGATATCTATAATTTGCGAAGATGATTTATGTATTGATTATAAAAAAAAATGGAAATATAATTTGGAAGATATTATAAAAAATGCTCCAAATGATTGGGAAATAATAAAAATTCATTGCGCTTATGAAAAACATATTAGAAAATTAATTAAAAGAACATTGAAAGATGGATTGTTATTTGAACCATGGAATATTAGAAGTACATCTACATTAGGTTATATTATAAATACTAATGGAATGAAAAAAATTTTAAATAAATATTTAGTAAATGATAAATTTGTATTAAAAGATTCTATAGAAGATAAAGCAGATATTTTATTATATACATCATGTGTAACATATGATTACAGATATCCTTTATTTAATCATTTAACTGATACTAGCAATATTAATAAAGATCGAGAAATAATATATATTAATGGAAAAGAGGCAATTGATAATTATTTTTTATCTATTAATGATAATTAATATATGCACTATAAATATAATGAATAATTAAAAAAAAATACGGATTAAAAATTAATGAAAATGTTTAAAAATTATAATATCAATTTTAGGCTTTGTATCCCATTTCAAAGATTCTATTTTTTTTAGATGTGGATATAAAAAATATCGTATCACAAAAATGTTATATGAAAAATGGATTTAAAACAATAAAACATAGAGTACATGATGCAAATTTAACTCAAAATCCAGATTTGATTTTTATCATCAGAAATAAAGTGAATTTAAAAGTAAATTATGGAAATGAACATATCATAATATAGATCGTTTTGTTTTTTCAATTTTTTGTTTAATTCTTTGTGTAATTTGATTAATATTTATGTTACTGAAAATTGTATTATATTCATTCTCATATGGAATCATATATGAGTGATTTCCTGGAATATTCAATACAGTTCTTTTTGCGTAAACAATGTAAATAATCAAAAATAATAAAGATACGGACATGGTTAACTTTTATTGTTTTTTACAAAATATTTCGTCTTTTGTTTTTATTTTCATTTTTTTTCTGAAAACCTCAAAAAAATTGAAATAAATAATAATTCTATCTCACTTACTGAGGGGACTCACATATTTTTAATAAAGTTATAATAAATTTATTTTATTATAACTAACTTTAATTGTGTGTATATATAAATATTTTTAGTTATTTTTATGTATTTTTTATATTACATGTGGGTCCCCATTAAAACAACCCATTCCATCCATCTTGATTAGCTCGAATACGCCACACCACCCATACCAGCCATAACACGGAACACATTGTAATTAGGAGCATAAATGCGTACCTTGGCAGTCTTGGTACCTTCAACGGTGGCATTGGACAAAACTAGCTGCAAAGAGGCGTTGTCAATGCGAGAGAAGTTGCATGTACCAGAGGGCTGGTATTCCTCGGGCTTAAGAGCGAACGAGTAAACGTTGATACCCTCATCAGGAGCGCGAGTATGGCACTGGTAAGGCTGGACCCAAGAGAAGTAGTTGCCCTCACGCTCGGAGATTCTGTCCTGACCGTTAAGCTGGAGCTTAGCAGTGACAACAGGGTTCTGACCCCAGCAGTGCATATCCAAAGAGGTTTCAGTAAGAACGAATGTACCGGCATCAGATACACCAGAGTTATCCATGTGGTTGGTAGCCAAGTCCTTAAGTTCAGAAACGAGATTGGGGTCAAGAGTAGAGGCAGAGTTGGAACTAGGCACGGCACCACCACCAAGATTAGCCTGATTGTAGGGGTTCTCAGGACCATGCCAGTAACCAGTGAAACCGGCAGGAATATCAAAGGTGGACTGAACAGCGCCAGCATCCTTGAATAGACCGCGCTTATCAATGTAAGCGTACTGGTCACGGGCAACACCAATGGGATCACCGAATGAGTGAATGGCGTTGGGAAGAGCATCAATAGCATCAGTGTAGTTGAAAGGCTGGGCACCCATAACCTTGAACAAGGTAGCATCGCAGGTGAGGGATGAGCAGTAGTCAACGTTCTGATCAGGCTGAACAACCCAGATAAGTTCCTTAACGGGGTGGTTAAAGTTCAACTTGATCTTGTTGGAAGAAGAACCAACAGATTCATCACCAGAGAACTGCAACTGAGTAATCAAATACTCGTGAGTATCCTGAGCCATCTTCTGACGTTCATTGGTATCCAAGAAGACGTAGTCAACGTAGAGAGAAGCGGCAACCAAAGACTGGTTGTAGGCAACAGTAGCGGGGACGGGGCGTCCAGGAGCATACTGAGTAGCGGGAGTGGGGACAGATCCGGGAGCAGCACAACTCAAAGTGGTAACAGCCCACAAGCACTCGTTCAAAGGACGGAGATCGATGTTGATCTTAACATCGTGGAACTGAAGAGCGATGAGGGGAAGGGCAAGACCGGGGTTGTTGCAGAACCAAAACTGAAGAGGGATGTACAAAGTGGTCTCGGGAAGGGCATTGCGGGGAGCACAAACCTGGCGGGGAGCCAAAGAATCACAGGGACCATCAACCTCAGCAAAAGAAGGATCAGTGATGAAGGTAAGCTGGGTGGTGTTACCAATCATCTTGAAGTAACCACGCTGTTGCTCAGCAGTCATGGTAAGCTGATTCCAGATGTGCATCCACTCACCATACTGACGGTCAATGCGCTGACCACCAACATCAACATCAACCTGGGCAATCAACTGCTCACCAGGGAAATCCAACCAACGGGCATAAACACTGGATCCAGTAGTAGAACCGAAAGTATTGGAACCCATCATCTGGTTAATCTCGGGAAGAGTAACCTGAAGGTATGTGCGACCAGCCAAGTCACCATTACGGCTGATTGTGCACTGAACACGACGACCGAAATCAGCCTGTCCGTTAAAGGTCTGTTCGATGGATTCAATAGCAAAGTTTGTATGTCTGCGATAATTCATCTTCCAGTAAGTAATCTGAGGATTACCAGTCAAAAACATATCCTGAGCGCCAAAAGCGACGAGTTGCATAAGACCACCAGCCATTTTATTATAATATCCCTTGAGAAAATTATTTTTTGAAAATTAACTTAAATATATTTTATATAAAATATAGCAAAATCTACATATTATAAAAACATTTATTTTTATTACTAAATTGCAGTTAATTTTAATTATTTTTTAATTAATTAAATTTTATCTAATATAAAAACATATTCTCTTTAATTATTCATGGTTACATTCAAACCCAAATCTGATAAAAAAATAACATCAAAAAAAACAAATAATACAAATAGTTTAGATGAAACACATAGGTCATTTATGACAAAATTTCATAATGATGAACATGTTGTTATTCCTAAATTAAAAAATAAAAAACAAAAATTAATTGACCAAATTGAAAAGGGCGAAGATGTAACCATAACCACATCTAAAAAACAAAAATTGGCTATTGAAAAAATAAAAAATAAAATAAAAACAATTGATTCAACAATTAAAAAAATAAAAAAAGAAAAAGAGGATTATTTCCTTAATAATGCAAAACATATATCTGATTATTTTGAATCCAAACAAAATATATCTCAAGGTAATGCGGATGATGCAAACTCGAACAACAATATGATGAATTTCTTTAAGGTGAAAAAAGATGAAGATGAATTAGGGTGTGATGATTCTAAACAATGTCAAACACCATACCATAAGTATATGAGCAATGTTAGTAACATATATTTGAACTTTGATTTGTTGTCAAAAGATGTGACTGTTTGTATATATTGTAAATCAGGAGAACTTATTCCATTAGAAGATGAGGGAAATATGGTTTGTAATAGTTGTGGTGCAAGTTTTCCTTATCTAATCGATAATGATAAACCTTCTTATAAGGAGCCTCCTAAAGAGATATGTTCATATGCATATAAACGCATTAATCATTTTAAAGAGGTTCTTCTCCAATTCCAAGGAAAAGAAACCATAAATATTTCTGATGAAATTATTGATCAAATAAAGAAACAAGTTATTAAAGAAAGAATCACTGCAGAACAATTAACTTATGAAAAAACAAAAGAAATTCTTAAGAAACTGTCATTGAATTGGTGCTATGAACATATTGCTTATATTAGGAATATTTTTGGAATACCCCCCCCTGAATTATCTTCAAAAACATATGATACTCTGCTAAATTTATTTGGTGATTTACAGATACCATATGCAAGACATGTACCTGCACATAGAATTAATTTTTTAAATCATTACTATGCATTTTACAAATTATGTGAATTGCTTGGTGAAAAAAGATATCTTCAAAATATTCCTTTACTTAAAGATAGGAGTAAAATAATTGATCAAGATTTAATTTGGAAAAAAATGTGTGCCGATTTAAATTGGAAATATATTGCAACAGTCTAAATATATGTCATTGGTTTCATCATAAATCGTTTTCTCAAATCTTCGATTTTTGAATTATATTCATCTGATATGGTTTTTATTTTTGATCTAAAATCATCTGTCAATTCATTTTCTAATTTATAAAATAATTTATAATCCTCATATCTTTTTTTATGATATTCTTGATCTTGTTTTAGGTCTTCTTGAATTACTTGTGTATGTTGTTGAGTTTGAGGTTCTTGAGGTGGTTCCAGTATTGGCTCTTGTTGCAAAGGTTGAGGTTCTTGGACTTGTTCCGGGATTGGCTCTTGTTGTTGAGGTGGAAGATCCTGAACTTGTTTCGGGATTGGCTCTTGTTGTTGAGGTGGAATATCCTGAACTTGTTCCGGGATTGATTCTCGAACTTGATATGGATATGTTCCACCTCTATACTTTTTTGTTTTTCTTTTATAAATTTTTCTATGATTTCTTTTAGTGCGACTCATTATATAATACAAATAATAAATATTTGAAATTTGTATTATCGGAAGAACAGTAATTTAGAATTATGTTAATTTAAAGCCCACCAGGAAATCCAACTAAATTGGCACCAATACCGAATCCAGCACCAGTTCTAGCAGATACACCTATACTTGGAATATAAGTGTCTAAAATACTGAATGTTGCTGCAGCGGTCAATGCAATCAACATAATTTCATCAAGTTTCAATGAATGTTTGGGAATGGCATAAGCGGCGACAGCTACCATAAACCCTTCAACTAAATACTTTACAATTCTTTGAATAATTTCCATAACGTCGAACATTTCTTATATATATATTATTCTACAAAAAATAAATTATTGTTCGTTTTTGATCTAAATAAATTATGTTATTAATAATTATGTCCGAGGAACCAAAGAAATATTTTGAACAAAAAACATTGAAATCAGGTGAACCAAATCCTAAGTATGTCGATATTCTTCGAGAAGATAAACCAGTTTCAGGACAAGCATATGGTTGCTTTTCATTTTTAAGTCCTGAAAAAATTCTTGTTCAAAAGGAACATTTTATGTTTGAACAATTTTTAAAGGGATGGGAACTTAATAAATCAATGAGTGCATTTTCTAGCTTTTTAAGTTTTCTATCATATAAATATTCTATTAACATGGAGGAAATTAATGAGGCATATGAGGAATTTATTAAGGAAGAGACTGATAAAATTAAAGAAATTTCAATTAAGGATCAATATCAATTCTTCTTGGACAAGAACGAAGAAGAGCTTGAAAAGAAGTTTAGTATTCAAAATAAATTTCAAACATCAGTTCGTGGTGTAAAGAATAGAGGTAATTATCCCACTCTTGAAGAGGCTCAATTACGTGCTAAACTTCTTAGAGAAGATGATCCTAATTTTGATATTTTCGTTGGTCCTGTAGGAACTTGGCTATGTCAGGATCCAAATGCCTATAAAACTGGAAAGACTGAATATATGGAAGAAGAACTTAATCAGTTGGCTCATGAAAAGGAAAAGAATGAAGCTATTGCAAAATCTGCTTTTGATAAACGTGTTTTAGAAACAAAAAGAAAGGCCATTGAAGATAATATTGAAAAGGCTAAAAAGTCTGGAAACAAACTAACCCAAACAATTGATAAGGATGGCAATTTAATTGGAGTTAATAATACACAAGAAGCATCTCTTAAGAAGAATGAAAATGTAACATCATCAACTGTTTTTAATGAATTGTTTGAAGGTGATAATATTATTATGAAGCCTGGAGACCACGGTGAGTCTAGGCTAACAAATAAACTTCAAAATAGTTCATCTAGTAGTTCATCATCAACTTAAATATTTTATATAAATATTATAAGATTAATGAAAATTAATCCATTATGGAATATTTGTTTATTTATTCGTATCTTAATAACTGTAGTTATTCGTATTTATTATACAAATAATATTTTTAAGATTTTAGCATTTTTAGGGTTGTTAGTGATTGGATTAGGTTTTACATTTAAAAGTTTAACAGGATCTAATAATGAAAAACAATTTTCGAAAGTTTTTTGGCATGAAACAAGAGGTTTGCATGGATTTTTTTACATTTTAGCTGCATATTACCTTTATAATAACAATATTGATATGAATACAATAGTTCTTTTACTAGATATATGCTTATCTTTATTATTTCGTTTTGTAACAAATCAATAATTATTTTTACTTAAAAAGTATATATTATATCAAGGGATTTGTATAAATTTATAACAAAAACATTTTTTTTATAAATCTAGTGTCTAAAATCAGTGTTCAAAAAACTGGTAGTGTAGCATAAGCCATTGTCTTAAATCTTTTTGGATCATTTTCCTATGCATTGAATCTGCAATTAAGTTCATATTTCCATGAGTATTAAAGTTTCTTGAAAAATCATTATATACCTGTATTAAATTTAAAGTTTTATAATAATCCATATTTTTATGATTAAATGAGGGTTTCCCAACTCTCGAATTAACTGTGTTATGCATATGGTAAAATAAATTAATTAAATCTTGTTTTACCTTAATTTTTTTTGAATCAATTCTATTTAAATATTGTTTTGCATGAGATGAACAATCAGGACAGGGTAAATACATACATATCCTAATAATTAATGTATATATTTGTGGAAATAATTGTTCAAATTTATCTTCCTTTATTTTTGCTACAAATGTATGTAAAAATTTCCATGTTGATGGTCCCCATTTGTTAGTAGCCATTAATATTTACTTCTAAAATTTTTTTTCATTTAATTCCACATTGATGGTCTTTGAGTATTTGAAACAATCAAAGGACTGGGCATTATAACTGCATCTTTTTCAAATATGTTGTTTGTTTTTAAACTGGATAGATGAGGATGAACTTCTTTGGAAGGATTTACTAAATTTGTAGAATTAATTCCGAAAAGGGATGATTCGACGTCAACTGAATTTGTTGACAATGCGTTTCTTGAAAATTTCCCAGGATTATATCCATTCCCAGGTTGCATTACTTTATAAGATTCTCCATATGACGAATGTTTGTATAGGTCATATTGTGAATATTTATCTTGTTCTTTAATAAATTGATTGTAATTTATTTTTGTATTTTTATTTCTTGTAGCCGACATATATTTTATATTAATATTTAAAATTTGAAAATAAAAAACTTTATAGAATATAGGATGTCAACTCCGAAACTTGTATTGGGTGATGTAATTAATATAAAAGGGAATAAATTTGATTTTAACGATTTGTATGTAATTGAAAATATTTTTGACACATATATAACTCTAAGAAATTATGAAACATTAGATGAATACAAATTAAGTATTGATGGTGAAGATATTGAAGAAATAAATATAGTTTTTAGAAATGAGAATCGAGGGTATGCAAGGCAAAATAATTTATTGCCAGATAATTGGATTGATATTTACTTTATTACATCTGATAGTCTTCCGTTTATAAAAACTGGAAAAATAACAAATCTAGAGAATGACATGATAGAAGTGCAAACATATCCGGATGATGATGTGATTTATATTGATTTTAAGTATCAGGGATTACCTAATATTATTACTAATATTGAACATAGAAGAGACTCCCCTTTGAAAGAAAAGGAAGGTCCTGAAGAGGAAA